CGGGTGATAACCCGAGGAGAGCAAGTTTTTTGGCTCGTATGGCTGGTAATAGCGGTGCAGAGTACAAGAACGGAGAACCGACTCGATTGCTTCTTTCGCTGAAGGCTTGGGGTGCTGATTCCAAGGCTGACGCAAAGGCAAAGGCTAGAGCAATTTCATCACGAAATAAGGCGAAGGCAAGCAAATGAGAGCATTATCGGTTGGAGTTAGTCCCACAGCGGCAGTAGACACAACAGTCTATACGTGTCCCAAGGGCTATTACGCCAAATTTACTGTAATGTACATTCACAATACAGGCGGCTCTACCAAGCACATAACTGTTCAATGGTTTGACGCAAGTGCCAGTACCACTCTTGATATATTGACTCAATACACTTTCACATCAAAAAACTATCTTCAGTTTGATGGTGGTGCGTATATTGTTCTTGAAGAAGATGACAAAATCAAAATAACTACTGAGTCGGGCAGTACATTCAGTTTTATAGCAACCTTTGAAGAAATAGGATTGACAAGACAATGACCTACTTAGAACTGATTAACGATGTCTTGGTTCGGTTGCGTGAGACAACAGTCTCTACTAACGCAGAAACCTCCTATTCCACCCTGATTGGCAAGTTTGTCAATGATGCCAAGCGTCAAGTAGAAGATGCCTTTGGTTGGAATATTTTGGGTCAAACCATCACAGTCACCACAGCATCTGGTACTGCTTCCTACTCCCTTACGGGGGCTGGTCAGAAGTTCCAAGTGCAAGATGTTATCAACACAACAAGCAACATAAGTCTTACAAACATCAACTTTGTGGACATGAATCGCAAACAAAACTTCCTCCCATTGGTGAACGCAATTCCAACAGAGTTTGCCTTTGATGGCGTGGATGGCTCTTACGATACTAAAGTCACCCTGTTCCCAATCCCTAATGGCGTATACACAATAAAGTTTTCCTTGGTTGTCCCACAAGCCACATTGTCTGCGGATGGTACTGTGGTGAAAGTGCCTGATGTGTTGGTGGCACAAAATGCCTATGCTCGTGCATTGGTTGAGCGTGGTGAAGATGGTGGACTAACCTCCTCAGAGGCTTATGCGCTATACAGATCAATGCTGTCAGACTATATTGCTCTTGAGGGTACTCGTTATCCTGAGACAGGGGAGTTTGTGGCAATATGAGTCAAGCAATACAAACCTCTAGCATCTCAGCCCCAGGCTTCTACGGGTTAAACACCCAAGATTCGCCTTTGGACTTGAATCAAGGGTTTGCGCTTGTTGCCACCAATTGCATCATTGACCAATACGGACGCATCGGTTCACGTCAAGGGTGGTCTAGAGTTAACGCATCTAGTGGCAATTTAGGTGCTAATGATGTCAAAGTTATCCATGAGTTAATCCAAGCAGATGGCTCTTTAACTGTGCTGTTTGCTGGCAATAACAAGTTATTCAAACTAGGCGCATCCAATGTTGTTACAGAATTGACCTATGGGGGAGGGGGGTCTGCTCCTACCATTACGGCAAGCAACTGGCAATGTGTATCCTTAAATCAAATCACATACTTTTTCCAATCTGGGTATAACCCATTGATATACGACCCTGCTGTGAGTACTACTACGTATAGGCGTGTATCTGAGAAAAGTGGTTATGTCGGTACTGTGCCTGATGCAAACATTGCGTTGTCTGCTTACGGAAGATTGTGGGTAGCGACTACAGCATCCAACAATTCAACTGTGTCATTTAGTGACCTGACTGCGGGGCATATTTGGGCTACTGGTACTGCTGGTAGTTTGGATGTCTCTAGGGTGTGGCCTAACGGCTCAGATGAGATTACGGGCTTGGCGGCACACAATGGCTTCTTGTTTATCTTTGGTAAGCGTCAAATCTTGGTTTATGCCAATGCAACCACTCCATCCACAATGTCCTTGAGCGACACAATTGAGGGCATAGGTTGTATTGCTAGAGATAGTATTCAAACAACGAGTACGGATGTTTTGTTCTTGTCTAACTCTGGTGTCAGATCGTTGATGAGAACTATCCAAGAGAAGTCTGCGCCTGAGAGAGACTTGTCTAAGAATATCCGTAATGACTTGATGGGAACTGTGGCGGGTGAGACATTAGCCAACATTAAGTCTGTTTACTCTGAGAGACAAGCGTTTTACTTGTTAGTAACCCCAAGCATTGACACTACATGGTGTTTCGATACAAAGGCTTTCTTGCCCGATGGTGCGGCAAGGGTTACGACTTGGGACTCTATCACGCCAAAATCTTTGCTCTCTAAGAGAGATGGAAGTTTGTTGGTTGGACAGAATGGTTATATTGGCCTGTATAACACCTACCAAGATTACGATCAAGCGTATCGCTTTTTGTACTACACAAACCATGCAGACCTTGGTGATCAGAATGTAACTTCCATTTTGAAGAAGTTATCGATTGTGGTAATTGGTGGAACAAATCAAGATGTGACATTTAAGTGGGGCTTTGACTTTAAGACCAACTATTTGTCAGACAACGCAAGTATTCCAGAGCAAGATGTTTACTACTACGGCATTGCTGAGTATGGTGCAAATGCAACTACTGTTGCGTATTACTCTGATGGCGTTGCTTTGCAGACATTGAATGTTTCTGCGTCTGGTGCGGGTAAGGTTGTACAAACAGGGTATGAGGCTGACATCAATGGTACAGCCTTGTCTATACAGAAAATTGAAATTCAAGCCAAACGTGGCAAAGTAAGTTAAAGGAGATTATCTTGTCTGATTACACAAAAAGCACGAACTTTGCTACCAAAGATAACCTATCTTCTGGCAATCCTTTAAAGATTGTCAAGGGTACTGAGATTGATACAGAGTTCAACAACATTGCTACGGCTGTTGCAACTAAGGCAGATTTAGCATCTCCTACCTTTACTGGTACGCCTACACTGCCTACTGGTACGATTGCGGTTACTCAGAGTTCTGGAAACAACACAACCGCAATAGCAACTACTGCGTTTGTTCAGGCGGCAATTGCTTTGCTTTACCCTGTCGGATCAATCTATACAAATGCAAGTGTCAGCACTAACCCAGCCACTCTTCTTGGCTTTGGTACTTGGACGGCATTTGGCGCAGGGCGTGTCATGGTTGGCTTTGATTCTGGCAATGCTTTGTTTGATGCGGCAGAGGAAACTGGTGGTAGCGCAGATTCAGTAACTATTAGTCATACCCATACGGCTACCTTCACTGGTACTGCAATGGGTACGCATAGACATAATGTTGGCTCTAATGACTCTACGGCAGGGCCTGGAGGGGACGCTGGTAATCAAGAATTTGTGCGTGATTCAGGTTCTGGAAATGGCCCAACTACATATACAAACTATGAATCTGCTGGCACACCCGCTGGTTCTATTTCTGTTGCATCTGCTGGCTCTAGTGGCACAAATGCTAACTATCAGCCGTACATAACTGTCTATGCATGGAAAAGAACGGCATGATTGCAGAAGAAGTTATACAAGTCATTGATGGAACATTGGATGACATTGAGAACTTTGACGAGATTGCGTTGGAGCATTGGGAGTATTTCAAGAATAAAAAACCAATGTTCAACAAGGAGTATCTTGGTAGTTTACGTGTTGCAATAGCCAAGGATGAAGGAAAGACAATTGGGTATGCGTTTTATGGGTTCTTCAAAAGCCCCTATTACGATGAAACATGGTGTCAGATAGATATGTTCTTTTTGACTCCATCATGCAGAGGAAATGGGATAGGAAAGCAAATGTTTGATCTTGTTGAAGAAACTGCAAAGAACAATGGTTGTAAAAGACTTATTACGAGTTATAACTTGAAAGAGTCTTTAGAAATGTTTTACGAAAAACTTGGTTTTAATGCTACTCATGTAGCGGTAGCAAAGGAGATTTGATATGCCATTCTCAGCGGCGTTAGTTTTAGGCGGCACACAGTTAGTTGGTGGAATGATGGCGGCAGACTCTGCAAGGGGCGCGGCACAGACTTCTGCTAATGCTCAATTAGAATCCGCACGAATAGCGGCAGAAGAAGCACGTTTCCGACCTATTGGTACGACAACTCGTTTTGGTTCATCTCAATTCCAGTTTGGGCCAGATGGAAGGTTGTCGGGTGCTGGTTACACAGTATCTCCTGAACTACAGCAATATCAGGATCAGTTACAAGCCCTATCGCAACAACAAATACAACAGGGCTTAATGGCTCCACAACAGTACGCTCCTTTGCAAGGCGCGGCTGGAGGACTATTCAGTCTTGGGCAACAGTATTTGGCTCAGTCTCCTGAACAGGTGGCGCAACAATACATATCGAGACAGCAAGACTTACTTGCGCCTAGTCGTGAAAGACAGTATGCACAAGTGCAAAACCAACTGTTTAATACAGGGCGTGGTGGTTTGTCAGTAGGTGCAACAGGATTGCGACCAGGCGGAGGTTTAGGACTTAGTGCGGCTAATCCTGAGATGGAAGCCTATTACAACGCATTGGCACAACAAGACTTACAACTTGCGGCTCAAGCACAAGAGGCTGGTCAACGGCAAACCGCATTTGGTGCTGGATTGTTTGGAAGTGGATCGCAATTGCTTGGTCAATATCAGACTGGTCAAGTTGGTGCATTGTCACCATTCCAAACAACTTTGGGCTTGGGTGGAACTATTGAATCACTTGGTCAACAAGGTCTTGAGATTGGTAGCGCATTAGGTGGCAGGTCTGCTACTGCTGGTGCTAATGTAGGAAAGTATTTGCTTGAAGGCGGTATGGGTGCGGCTAAAACAATGCAACCAGCCAATGCACTAAACCCATTTGCAAGGACAATTTCTAATCTTGGAGAAAATAGAGAGTTTGCAACAGGAATAAGTAATCTGTTTGGTGGTGGTACTGGTTCAGGACTGTCTATTGATCCGTATGGGTATGGAATCGGTAGTGGTGGAATGGGTACTGTTGATACATCTATGTATGGTGGCGCATCTGGCCTATCAATTCGTTAAGGAGAAACCAAATGGCAGATTCAATCGTAGGCGGTTTGTTTGGGATGACTCCTGAATCGTATCAAGATACCAGACAACTGTTAGAACAAAGACAAGCACTTCAACAGGCTCAGTTAGACCCTTATGAGGCGGTTAACTACATGGCGGCTAGGGCTGGTCAGCAACTAGGTCGTGGCATTGGTGGCGCATTGGGTGCAGAAGACCCACAGTTACGCATAATCAGCGCACGAAATGCTGTTATGCGTGAGGTTGATCCCAATAATCCTAATTCATTGCAAGGGGCAATACAAAAGTTGTCTGCGGAAGGAGATCAGGCTGGTGCATTGCAATTGTCTGACTACCTAAGAAAAGCACAAGGTGACTATGCTTTGATTCAGCAAAGAACTGCTGAAAAGATGACTCCAGAACAACGCAATGCTTTGGCATCAGCAACATTAAGGCAACAAATAAACCAAGTTACAGCGGAGCCAGATTCGGATAAAAAAAGAAACACACTTGCATTTCTTAGCAACCAACTTTCAGCATTGACTACTCCAAAACCCGATAAGGTTGCTGACGTTATACAAATTTCTCAAGAAATTGGATCTTTAACAACACAACTACAAACTTTGAAAGCAATGGGGCAAGATAAGGGTAGTCCTCAATACGATAGCATAGTAGCGCAAATAAAACGTTTAGATAATTCAAAAGATAAAATCTCGCCATTTGCTCAAACTCTTATTGATGCTGGAATAATGCCAGAAACAGAAACATTTAAAAACAGAATGAATCAGTTTATTGAAAATAAACTTGAAGGTGAAAAAAAGGGTTCTGGTAATGTAATTATTGGTGGCATAACGATTGATTCTGGAGCCGCATCAAAAGAAGCAGGTAAAAATATTGGTGGTAAGGTTGCTAACATTGAGGAGCAATATTCTTTACAAACCGCAATAAAAGACGCAACAAAGTTGGTTGGGCAAGGTATTTATGCAGGTGCTTATGGCCCTGAAAAAGGATTTATTGCTAAATATTCTGGTGGAATGATTGGGGATTCTAAGAAGGTACAAAATACAGAAGTTTTCCTTGCTAACATTGGCGAAATTGTTATTCCAAGATTGCAACAATTTGGTGGCAATGATTCCAATGAAGAATTAAAGTACTTGCAAAAAGTTGTTGCAGGAGAGCAACGCCTAGAACCAGAATCAATGAAACGTATTGTGGAAAGCGCAGAAAA